TACCACCGTGGCCTTGTCCGTCACCTTCATGTGCGGGTGGTAGTGTCCGGAGAACACATGCTGCACACCCTCGGGGATCATGTCTGTGTTGAACGCTGAGCCCGGTACGAACCCTGACTTCATGGGTACGCCGTCAATGCCAGCGTGCATGAAGCAGACAGGGTTATCTCCCTTCTTGACTGCATCCGCAAAGAACTGCTTGATCACATCCACATCCTCAGTGTATGGCAGTAAGCTGAGCTTCCGAGGCAGGCCGTTGAAGCTGTTGTGTGCTGGGCCATCGATGACGTTGACACCTAGGCTCTCCAGCCAGTGCATGGAGTGGGTGTTCAGGGATCTGACCGCTGTGTCGTGGTTGCCTACGATAGCGTACGCATGACTTGGCTTGTCGTGGTGCTGCATGATACGCCACCACCCCTCATGTGCTACCTTCAGCACGGCGGCGTCGATCTTCCCATGTGTGTGAAACAGATCCCCACAGAACACAACCTCGTCTACCGGGTTGTCATTGAGGTAGGCACAGATCTGATCGAACACCTTGGCTCCATCAATCAACCTACAGTTCACACCCATGAGATTCCATGACGGGTAATCCGCAAGGGTGGAGCCATAGTTGTGGTTGTGGAGGTGTAGGTCTGAGAATATCAGGATCTTCATATACTACTCCATTTACTCATGGTCCCTTCGTCGATGCACCAATCAACGAACTCTTTGTATGCTACGTAGAGCCCGCCATGCTGCATTACGATGGAGGGCCAGTCAACTCTAGGGAACTCCTGATCGTCCAGCGTGTAAGACTGAGTGCCCTTCTTGTGTAGGACCCAGCCAGCCTTGATCCCTGCGTCCAACAGGTTCCCTTCTGTGTCGAAGCCGGAAGTGTTCAGAAGGTTGATCTCTTTGACCTCAGGGTATGACATGCACGAGCCCTTTAGTTTCTCCACCTTCAGCTTGATCTTCTGGCCGATGCGTCGTTTGTTATCCTTCGGCCCTTCAGTGAGCCAGCCTAGAGGTGCGAGGTTGATACGCACAGTGGAGAACAGCTTGATGGCGTGGCCACCTGCGGCCTCACTCTGCTTGGCGAACTGAAACTTGGGGATGGTGCTGATGGCGTGGTTGATCATGATGAGATTGACGTTGGCTTTGGCGAGGTCCGCTGTGATCCTCCGCATCCCACCTCGGATAGCCCGTGCGTCCTGGCCTACCCGCTCTTCCTTGCCCATCTCATGCTTCTTCATGAACTCGGTGGCTGTCCCTGTTACTGAGTCAACAACGATCACGAAGGGTTTGCTATCCTGAAAGTCCAGCCTACCTTCTAGTATGGCCTGGATCGTACGGAACGCTGCCTCGATGGAGTCAACGTCTGCTATCCCAAAGTCCACGTCCGGATCAATACCACACTGGCGTGCGCGGAATTCATCCCACGACTTCTCAGTGTCGATGAAGTATCCACCACCACCCTGGCGTTGTGCTTGAGCTATGGCCTGATACGCAAGCGTCGTCTTGCCGCAGTGTTCGAAGCCGAACAACTCGACACACCGACCAGCAGGCCACCCTGGCTTGGCTATGTTGAAGTCTAGCTCGGGGATGCCTGAGAGGATCCCGAAGGGTATGTTACTGCTGATGCTAATATCCCCTGCTTTATGGATAGAAGTGAGGCCATCCTCTTTGGTTGCCTTAGCGACCGATTTGAAGATCGCATCGAAGTTGCTGCTCATTTATTAAACCTCTTTCGGTTGAAACTACGCATCTCATCTTCGTCCATACGATGCGGGTTGGCTTCCAGCTTCCTCTCTTGGTAACATTCCCACCACCACCCGATCATAAGTACACTGAAGATACACGGGATGATTGAGAGCGCAATGATCTCAATCCAGTAAGTGACAAACCATTCAATCACGCCATCGCCCAATACTTGAAGAGGAAGAGCACGGAGGCCAACACTGTGACCCCCGCGCTTGCTCCTGTAATCAAGCCATACGTGAACCCGGCTCGATAGTCAGACATTAGCTACGATCCTCCGGCTCGTGTGTTTGTACCGCGTCCAGCAGTTCTTCAACTGTCTTGGCAGGGTATACTGAGTTCAGATCAGTAGGCTCACCAATCTCGTAGCCCTCAGCAGCCAGCTTCTCAAAGATGTTAGTACGAGTAGGCACCGGGAGGGCGCTGTACTCAGTACCGAGCCGACCTTGACCCTTCCGCTCGATGCGGAAGTCGATGCCGGATTTGAGATCGGAGATGTTTCCCCAGTCACCAGCCGGATCGTTGTCATACTCCATCAGCTGCTTGAACACCTTGACACCTGACTTGATCACAACGATACCATCCTTCAAGCTCTTGCTCTCCGGGTTGTTGTAGATGTATGCGTTGTACAGGTAGGCCTTCTTGGCATAGAGGTCCTTAGCAAGCAGGATGCTGGCTTCAGTCTTCTCTGCATACAGGCGCTCACCTTCCTCACAGATAGGGCACTCAGTATCGTTCAAAGCCTTGGGGCAGGTGAACGTCTTGAACCTACCGTCTGGACGGATCCCGTGTTCTTTGTACTCACGGAACCATGATGGTGCGTTCACATGAGGAGGGAGGATACGACAGTGAGTAACACCTGTCTTCAGGAACACAACCTTTCCCTTGTTATCATCCCCGGTGGCCTTCTTGGCATCAGCGTAGGCGTCAGCCATGAAGTCCGGATCAGCTTCTCCGAATCCAGCAGGTAGTACATTATCGTCAATCATTTACTTCTCCTTTTTCAGTGCTGCCTTGCTTGACAGCGTGGTCAATCCTACACCCTCATTATATGTTTTCTCATCAGAGAATGCCAGTTTAATTGATGGGGCTGTTCATTACTCGGATCTCTTCCTTCTGCTTGTAGCAGAGGGCGATGCCGATAGAGGCCTTCTCACGTAGCGCCCGGTAGAATCCATCGAGCGTCTTGTGTTGAGCATCTGCTTTATAGTACGCTGTCTTAGCTGCCGCTACTGCCGGTGACAGAACGATACGCTGCTTGATGGCAGGCTCAGTGATCTTGTCGCCTGCGGCAGACGCAAACTTACGGATGTTCAAATCCTCCTGTGCCTCAGCCCTGTCCGCAGCCAGCTTCTTGTTGGCTGTATAGGCCTGAGCCTCAGCCGCTATCTGTGCGTACTGTGCAATCTTATGAGGCAGGTGGCTGAGATCTTGATCCAATGTCTCATCCGTGAGCCTCATGTCCGTGTCGAGGTCCAGCTTGAGGGTTGTATCCTGTAGAAATACTTCGTACATTTATTTCTCCTCATTCCAAAGGTATATCACGGTGTTATCAGGTAGTGACTCATCCATCTTCAACGGTACTAGTTCAAACGTAGTGTCGTTTCCTACCTTTGAGATTATCTCAGTACTCGCCTGAATCTCTTCAGCGATATCCCTTGATACATACACCGCTGTAAACTCAGGCGTATAAGCCATAGCTCTGATGATCCCTCTCTTAGTAGCGCGGATGCGCCGTTCCCAACCCATACTGATCCCTGAAGTTTCAACCATTCTATCCTCCGTACTCTTGTCTCGCTTCGTCTTAGTCTGCATCCAGCTCTGCCTCTGTCCAACTGTTACCTACGCCTACCTTCATCTTGAACTGGAACCCACCGAACTGTTCGATGGGCCTACTTGCGAGCTTCTCTAGTGTGGGTACGAACCAATCGACATGCTCGTCCCGTACCTCCCATGCCCCGGAGTCATGCACCGTGAGGATGAGGAAGGCATCTTCCTCTGATAGCTCACCTGTCTTAACCTTCTTGATCAGGACGCCATCCATCTTGTTGAGGGTACGCACCGTGACCGAGTTGGCCGGTGACTGCACGCTGCCGTTCACAGCCTGCCTCTCAGCGTTGGCCCTGGCCCACTTGTTGCCAGACACCAGCGTGCTGCCCATATGCTTGAACCTCCCGAAGGGGGTGGTCAGTGTGCCACCCTTGGCTGAGATCTCAGCCACGGTGTTCTCAAAGTACTTGGCTACGTCAGGGAACCGTGCATCCAGGGATGCATATCCATCCATAACCATCTGATTTGTAACGGGATGTTCCTTCCCGTTGCTATCCTCCCATGTCTCCTTCATCAGAGAGTCACCTTCCACTGCACCGTACACCCGGCTGAAGTTGACGGGCTTAGCGAGGTTACGGTTGTGCTTGCTGACATCCGCATCCTTGATACCTAGGAAGGCAGCAGCCGTAGCTATATGGATATCTCCACCGTTGCGGAAGATCTCCAGCATGTTCTCATCCTTGGCCAGGATAGCTAGGCACATCAGCTCGATCTGGCTGAAGTCACCATAGACTATCTTGTACCCCGGCGCAGCGATGAACATGTCCCTCAGGTTCCTCTTGCCTTCAGCTATCCTCTTATGATCTAGCTTGGGGATCTGATGAAGGAAGGGGCAGGCCACACGGCCATTCACTGTACCGTGGATCATGACCCCTATCCTAGCTCGTCCGTCACCCTTGGTCAGCTTCTTAGCGTTCTTCATGTAGTTACCGACCAGCTTAGACAGTGTCCGAAACCTCATGATGTCTTCCACTAGCGGGAACTTAATGGCCAGCTTCAAGAG